AAAAAAAATATAATATAGGAGAGAAGAAGAAGAAATAAAAAAAATAAAAAAAAAGAGAGAAAAGATTTTCCCCAAAATGCCTTCACAGGGTTCACAACCCACAAACCCCTATGGGGTAGGCAAAATCGCCTACGGTTACTTCACAACTACCTTCATTTAGGTTTCAAAAAATGCCTTCACCAATCTAGCCCCAGACCCCCCCCAGGCTGGCGAGGGGTTTATATATCATAAGGGCCGGGCAGGCCCTTCGGGGAGCGATCCCCGAGAATCCTGCACCCCTTTAGGGGGCGGGAGTGTCAAAGCTAACCCCCTTGACACCCCACATTTAAGTGAGTATCCTTATTTAAGTAACGAATTTACCAGCTAACCCCCAGGGAGGGGCCGAACCCCCTAAACCTGCAAAGAAGGGTAAGAAGTAACCATGAACGAGTTTCTGCACGCATTGGCTCTCCGTGAATCAGGCAACAACTACCAGGCCATCAACCCCAACGGCTACCTCGGCAAGTACCAATTTGGCCCCCAGGCCCTTCAAGACCTGGGCTATGTGGTCTCCACCCCCAACAACGTCTTCGGCAAGTATCAGTTCACAGGCAAAGACTCCATCTGGTCCCCCCACGACCTCCTCTTCTCCCCCGCTACCCAAGAAAAAATAGTCTCCGAGTGGATAACCCTCCTCTGGAACCGCATAACCTCCCTAGGTCTCGATCGTTTTGTAGGCCAACTCTATGCAGGAATCGAAATCACCCCCTCCGGCCTCATAGCAGCAGCCCACCTGGGCGGTGTAGGTGGCCTAAAAAGGTTCCTAGAGCAAGGAGTAAACCCCTCCGACAACCTCGGTACATCCATATCCTCCTACCTAGCAACCTTTAGCGGTATCCCAATCACCCTCCCCCAACACCACCCCCCCAACAAGGAGGTTCCCCATGACGTAGCTCAAGAAAACAGTGCTGCTGGTGGTCTAATGTCAAGGATTATTGAAACGATTAGGGGCCTGTAATGACGAAGGAATCTTTCAACGAGACCATGCTCTCCTACTTTATTAAGTCTCACCCAGAAGACTTGAACGATCTCTACGATTCATGCAAGGACAAGACAGAAACAGAGCTTATCCAGCTCCTAGAATCAGCCCGTGTCTATGCAGCTATGCAAGGTTGCTACTATTTAGACGCTTACTTCATCTCCAAGTTCCTAAGAAAGCCCGCATCCAAGGAGGAATTATCCAAACTAGAAGACAATAAGGTGGAAAACAAAACTGTAGCGAGCAAGAAGGATGAATAGGTGCCCAAAGTGCCGCAAGTACCATGAAGGCCCTAACAAAACCTGTACAAGCTGCTTAGACTACAAAAGGAGGATCTTCAAGGCCAATTACACCAAATGGGTAACCCTAGGCCTCTGCCCTTGGTGCCACATCAACCCACCCAGAAAGGAAGGAGGGGTCTATTGCGAAGAGTGCATCCAAAAGATGAAGACCCTAACCCCCTACAACCGCAACCGCAACCGAAAACCATCCTCACCTGGTTCCTCGAAAACCTGTTTGGAGGAACCTTTGAAGGAGACCCAGACCCTCTTCGCCGATCGTTGTTCCCAATCGAGGTAGAAATCCTAAATGAAGCTAGGCGTTTATATCAACTACAACAAACTCTGGATGCTACGCTACCGTATGAAGTTCACCCAGAGGTTTCTAGCTGACCTTATCGGTGTCTCCCAATCTTCCGTCTCCTATTGGGAGAGGGGCCTAAAATTCCCCTCCCCATACGCCTTCAAGCGCCTATTGGAAGTTCTAGAAGTAGAGGAATCTTACCTAACCTCATAGGAGCACCCAAAAATGCCTTATTCCAGACAAGAGGTTCAAACTAAAATAAACAATATTCTTATTTTACAACTAGGTCTCCCCCCTAACACCCCCATGGAAGACGACACCCACCTAACAGACGACCTAGGCGCAGATTCTCTGGACTATGTAGAGCTGGTCATGGCAATCGAAACCGAGTTCGACATATCAATCCCAGACGAAGAAGCTACAAAAATCTCTACAGTAGGCGACATACTAGCCTATCTGGAAGAAGCTCTTGCCCATTGACCCCCGCTCCAAGGGCAAACGTGGTGAATACTCAGCCCTTGCAGCATTCAAATCCCTTGGGGCCTATGCCGTCCGTGTCCCTTGCTCCGGCTCCGGCCACCTCAAAGGCGACATTCTCCTTGGCCCCCACGGTATCCCCATCGAGGTCAAGGTTCGGGCTAACTCTTTTACCCGCATCTACCAATGGCTTGCCCATGCCAAGGCTCTTATGTTAAAATCATCTTCGCCGTCAGAAAAAAAAGAATGGCTCCTAGTAATTCCAGTAAGCAACATTGAAGAGGTAATGCAATGCCTAAGACCGCAGAAGCTTTAGAAAACCTATTTTCTGAGTGTGATTGGCTCAAAAACAACCTCCAACCCTATTGGGCAAAAGCCAAGGATGGTTCTCTAACCCCGGAGGAATTTGAGTATTACACCTCCCGCCTAGCCAACTATATCAAGTGTTACAAGCACTATGCTTCTGGTTTCGTATCCGATGCATACCAAGGCAACCCTATCGTCAACTATGCCAAGGCTGGTATGGTTATGGTCCAGAACCTAGAGAACACCTTTGGTTTTGACCTATCCTCCATGAAAAAGATTCTAGCTGGTGCATCTACGCAAGAAAAGAAGAGGGTTACCCAAGAGAAGCAACCAGACCCAAAAGCAGTCGAAATCCCTATCGAGGAGACCTCCTCAGACGAAGAACCCCAACAGCCCCCCAAAGAAAACAAACTCCCCCCCAACCCCTTCTCCTTCATGTCAGAACTAATCAAAGCAGGCAGAGAAGGCAAAGACAACTCAAACCTAGTTTGGGACTTCATTTCCAATGCCCTCAAGTCTTGAGAGCCTTGTTCAGTCTCTGATCACACGGATCAGACGCCACGAGGTTGTTCCATGGCACGATATAGCTACCGTATTCATCCGTGGGATCAATTCACCGAAGGAGGAGGTAGAGAAATGTAAGGACAGGTTGACGGATATAGTTAGGTATTGTTACGAGAGAAAATTTCACCACAAGTATCGTAAGTTAATCAAAGAATTGTTGGAGTTAGCGAGAAATGCAAGCAGAAGGGCAACTCAAGAAAGAAGTTTTGACAACGAAGACGGGGAAACCCTATTTTCGGATTGAGGTAGGCGGTGTTAAAGCAGTATCTTTCCAACAAGTTCCTTTTAATGATGGCCAAACTGTTAGAATGGAATATGAACAGGACAAATTCGGCTTCAAAGTCATATCCATCCAACCCATATCTAGCTCAACTTCTTCATCTCCCCAACAACCAGGAAACCAAGAAGAAGCTCTAAGGATAAAATGCCTCGATGTGGCCTCTAGATTAATCCCAACCTTCTCAACCCAACCCCCATCAGATGGTTATTTTGAAATGGCAACAGATAAAATCCTTTACGCAGCAGGTAAGTTTTTTGACTTCATTACGGCCAAAGAGCCTGAACTCGAAGAATTCACCGGAGAACCCTTCTAAATGGTGGGGTGGCTAACCTTCCCCGTTCACTCCATTGTCAACGGCAGATGTACCTGCGGCAAGGAGTGTGATTCCCCCGGTAAACACCCCAAAATCAAAGGTTGGCAGTTGGGGGGAGAAATCCCCCCCGGCTCCAACATCGGCCTTGTAACAGGCCAAAAGTCAAACATTGTAGTCATTGACATCGACAAGAAGTCTGGTGGTTTTGAATCCCTTAAGGAATGGGAATCCCCTCTAGGCCCTCTTCCCAGAACCCTAACCTCCAACACCCAATCCGGAGGCCTCCACTACTTTTACGAATACGACCCCCAGGTCAACCGCAACCGTACAGCAATCGCCCCAGGTATCGACATCCGGTCCGATGGCGGTTTCGTCGTCCTCCCCCCATCGGTAGGCGTCCAAGGTTCCTACTCATGGGTAGATCAAGGCACCCCCATAGCCAAGCTCTCCCCCCCTTGGGTCAGGTTCCTCTCCGACATCAAAAACGGCTCCCGCAACAGCACCCTAACATCCCTAGCCGGTGTCATGCGTGCCCGTGGAGCCGACGCATCCGCCATGACAGACTACCTAGACGCTATAAACAAAACTCTAGACTGTCCCATATCCGAATCTGAAATTACCAATATAGCCACCAGTATTTCTCGCTATGAACCCAACCCTAACGGCAATGGTGGTGGGCCTAACCCTGATGGCAGTAAAAAGAAAAAAGAAAAGCTAACAGACTACCAACTAGCTCAACTCATAGAACCCTACTGCTCTTCTAGGTTACGCTTCTCCCACTCTCTAGGATGGCTTCTATGGACAGGTAAACGCTACAAGCCTACAGAATCCGCTCCTTACAACATCTTTAACCTGCTTATCGAATCGTTGCTCCAATCTTCTTCTTTTCCAGAATCTCAGGCGATCGTAAAGGCCCTTTCCGCAGACTCCAAACGCAACAGTATCAAACGCATGTTAGAGAGCTTCTCTTCCCTCATAGTTGAAGCTGAATCCATAGATGCTGATCCATACGTTATCAACACCCAATCCGGCATAGTGAACATCCTAGATGGGGCTTGCCGTCCTCAACAACCATCTGACTTAGTGTCTAAGATAACGTCCGCAGGTTATTATCCCGATTTGTCAGAGCCACAAAAGTTTTTTGAATTCTTGGATCAGGTACTCCCACCTACCGTAACCCCGTGGATACTAGACTTCTTCTCCTATTGCATGTCGGGCGATGTTAGCCGACAGCTATTCACCTTCTTCCTTGGTATGGGTAAGAATGGAAAAACAACCTTACTCAACATCATGCAACAACTCTTAGGGGAATATGCTTCCCCTATAGTCTACGACGCCGTAGTAGCTTCTTCTTCCGAAATGGCACGTTCTCTATGTTCTCTTGTGGGCCTCCGACTAGGATGGATCGAGGAGCTTCCAAGGTATAGCGTTATGAACGATTCAGCCGTGAAGATGATTGCTTCCGGTATCCCCATCATGGTACGCCCCATTTACAAATCCCCCTACCGCTGGTCTCCTACAATCAAACTCGTAGTAGACACCAACAACATTCCCGCTATCAAAGACCATTCTTTTGGTTTCTGGCGCAGAGCACGCATAGTCGAATTCCCGAATATTATCAAAACCCCCAACCTTAAAATCAGCGATGAAATCCTAGAAGACAAAGATGTGATGCTATCTTATCTAATCTCACGTTATTCTGGTATCGGCTTCCTAGACGACAACGCTACTATTACAGATGCTACCGCAAAGCTTAGAGAGGACAACGATTATATTATTACCTTCATAAAGGAGGCTTGCGTTTATGGCAAGAATGAAGAATGTAAGTTAAATGAACTCTACGAAGCTTATAGGCAATGGTGTCTAATTGCTGGGGAAATCCCTATATCTAGGAAGTTCTTTAGTAGGGATCTTAAGCAGGCGGGGTTTAAGACTGAGCACAGACGAAATGGGAATTATTGGGTAGGTATAAGACCAAAAATGATCGGATTATAGCATGAAAGCGATAAGTAAAGCAAAGGCTCATCAGGTTTATACGGACAAAAATGGCAAAAGAATACCGGGTGTTACTACAGTTTTAGGTGTTCTAAACAAACCCGCCCTTGTTGCCTGGGCTAATAGGATAGGGCTTCAGGGGTATAACGTAAACCAGTATGTAGACATTATGGCAGAAATAGGTACTTGTGCCCATGATGTAGTTAATTGCCTCCTATCCGGCAGAGAGCCAGACGTAAGTCGCTATTCAGAGGACATCCAGAACGAAGCCGTCTCAGCAGTTGAATCTTTTTTCACTTGGGGGTCAGACAAAGACATTACCGTTATTGCGTCTGAAGTCTCTTTGGTATCTGATAAATATAGATTTGGGGGTACTATAGATGCTATACTTAATATAAATGGGACAGAAACCTTGCTAGACTTCAAAACGTCTAGCGGTATTTACGATTCTCATCTAATTCAAGTGGTGGCCTATTTTGCACTGGCTAAAGAAAATGGGTATAATCCTAAGAAGGTAGGCGTATTAAGAATAGGGAGAAAAGAGAATGAGGGCATTGAGGAAGTTTATGTCGATAGTATTATTCCGAAGGCCTGGGATCTTTTCCTTCATTGCCGCGCTATTTACGATCTTCAAAAAGAAGTCAAGAAGGGGCTAAAGTGGACGTCGAACATCTAGTCAGGACAGTAATAGGTAAACTCATTAAAGAAGTCCGCGCTGGGTCTTCCTTGGGCCAAAAAATTGATTCCATCATTAACCGCAACATCCAGGCTACTAAGAACCTCAAAGAGAAGGTAGCCAAAAAAAAGGAGGCAAGGAATGCAGCAACCTAATCCAATGGGTCAGCAACAGGCTTTTAGTTCCTCTAACATACTCATGCCCATTATCCAGCAGATCATTCAGGCACTTACCCCTATGCTCATGGGTATGGTTACTCAAATGTTAGGGTCTGTAGCTGGTGGCGGCCTCCCCGGTATTGGAGGACAACCTCCGCAAGTTCAGCCCCAACAGCAGCAGAAGCCGCAGTCGGGCTATTATTATTAGTCGGACCGACTTAACCTTTTGGGGCCAGCTGATCCTATGCGCTTCTTTAGGAGCAAACGTTGAGGCATCTAGCAGAGCATTACAGTCTATACTCCAAAGGATGGATATAGGATCAGCAACCCCACATATTCTAGGAGGAATCTATGCTCAGACGAGGTGCCATTGAGGTAGACAGAATGGCCGAAATAGTAGAACATTCAGTTCTACTCTTTGAGAATGTTATAATGAAAATTCTTACGCTACCTACCCAGGCTATTCTTTCTCCGATCCTTTCCATCCCCATGCTTATTGCAGAAGCTATCAACCCTAAGGGTGTCAGCGTCATCCCTACCCCCTTTACCGAGAACGTAGTGCACGAGATGCAGGAGCTTCTTAAATACTTCGATCCCAACTATACCGCCAAAACCCAAAAGGCAGCTAGGGGAAATGGTGGTATCCTTATAGAGGCCATATCTAATATCCTAAAAGACAAGAGAAGCCGTTGCAACATGGCCGGAAGGTCTCCCCAGACCTGCGATTCCACACAGGTTGTTGTTCTGGGCAGGCCGCTTGACGGGCCTATGGGTATGCCATTCAACGGACCCATGGGCGCTCAGGTAGGAGCACCCTCGGGTAGGCCCTCGTTTGGCCCGTTCGATCAGCTTCTTTCAAGGCTTAGGGGGTAAGTAGTGAAGCAACAGCCAATTCCTACCGTATCAGGGCAGGAAGCTCAGTTGTTGCCGTCGATAACCCTTGTGCTGATCGTTGCGTTTTTAATGTTTTTTGTTTACTCATCCTCATCAGGGAAGTAGCATAGGGGGTAAAGAATGTCTACAGCCGCTCCCACAGTTAGCGTAAGCACCGGAAGTTCAAGCCCTGTAATAAGAACATTGAGCGCGGGAAGGGATATAGTCGGCGATGTCCTTATGGGGTTTATGCGTGGAGCACAAGGCGCAACCTCAAGGGTTGGTTCAGCCCTTAAAACTGGAGGCGATTCTTCGGCATTCTTTGAAGGTGCTCCATACCCTCAGCCTGAATCAGTGCGTGGGGTAGTATATCTATCCCCAGCCCCCCCAGTGAGGGCCTCTTTTTTTGATTCCTGGTACAACGCTCATTACCGCATCCCCGGCCACGGGTATCAGGTAGCTAGCGACACCAAGGTTCTAGCCACAGCAGGTGGGTTTATTTAATGAACGCCGCGGCAGCGGCTGTTGCAGCCCCCCTCCTTGTAGATGCGAGCCAGTTTATCCTTCAAGGAATGGCTGGGGCACTTCCAGCCGTTGTCCCCGGTTTAGATATTGGCGGCAGCGGGGTCCCTACGGTGCAAGACATAGGGGAAGCAATAGGGACTATAGCCGCTCCAGCATTAAGCAACCTTGTCTTCGATGTAGCATCCCCAGCATGGGATGTAATGACTTCCCTATTGGCCTCCCTTCTTGACGGCCTCAACAATTTCATAGAAACAGGCGATCCTGCTGTTCTCTCTTCAAACGTAGCTACGGCAGTATCCTCTCTGGCAAACTCTGTAGCAGGCCCTCTAGGGCTTTCCGACGAGATAGTAAACCAGGTAAGCGGTGCTGTCGCTCAAGGGGTTTCCGACTTTGTTTCAACAGGCAACGTAGCTCGCCTAACGGATACAAGCCTTGCGGCCTTTTCTAGTTATATCAACGCTATAGCTACCCCCCTTGGTTGGTCTGACGAGGTAGTTACTTCAATCCTTCACCCAATAGTAGACGGCCTTGTCAGGTTCTCGAACACTGGCAACATCGAAGATGCTACCCAGGCGCTAGCCGGAGGCGTTACTTCTCTTGTTGGGGCATTTGGCGTTCCAATGGAGAGCTTTGCAGCCACTATACAGGATGTCCTCAACAATGCCGCCAACTATATCAGCAATCTAGCCGATCAAGGCGTATTTGAATCCCTGTACGGACAGGTCTGGAACGCTATCTACGGCCTAGCTGCCGGTATTGGAGGCTCCATGGGGCCTGCCGGAGACTCTACGGTCCGTACCGTAGAAATACTTAGCGGTGTTCTTGGTACAGCAGAGGGTATCGTAGGTGGCCTCCAAGGTGCAGCTTACTCTTTGTATTCAACAGGTGTGGCCCCTGAAGATAGAACTCCACGGGTTCTTTCCGGAACTGACATTCAGGGTTTCGAGGCAGCCCAAGCTCCTAGCCCTGCCGGTGGGTTGGGTACAGGTGCTACAACCCCTAGCATTCCCAGGGCTACCGGCGGCACAGGTGGTATGGATACTTCTGCCCCCCCCACCATGACTACCGGAGGCGGCGGAGGAGCCCCCATCCCCCAAACCCCAACTATCTCTGGAACAGCCGGACAACCTGCTCCACCCTCCCCCGGACAACAAGCTACAGGTGCACTAGGAGACGTAGCTTCAGCAGTCGGAGGTGCTATTTCCGGCATTCCTTCCGCTGTTGGAGGGGCCATACAAGCTATTCCCTCAGCCGCCGCAGATGTCTTAGGCGGCGCCCCTTCCGCAGCCATTGACGACCTACGAAAGCTTCTTCCCCCCGGTCTCCCCCAGGGGTGGTTTTCTAAGATATTAGCGGGCGGGGTGGTGTGAGGGGTGATAAGTATTCTATTTAGTTTATTAAGCAGCTCTACCATCCTCCCCATTCTTTCTATCCTTTTTTCTTTCTTGCTTTTAGTCCTCCTTCTTTCCCCGGGTCTTTTAGGGGATTCTATAGGCGTCATCGGTCTTTCCACAGGCTTTTTAGGTCTCCTTACCCCTTGGTTTGGTACTCCATTGATTACCATTGCCTCGATCCTCTATTCGACGAATCTTGTTATGACAGGGGCGTTAGAAGGTGTAGGCATTGGTGGGCCTATTATAGCTGTAGTTACCTTTGTAGGGACAATAGGTGCTCTTATAGCAGACCTAATCCCAGGTGTTAATCTACTTTTCGCTACCGTATGGCTTCCTTTGGTTTCTTTCCTATACCCGGTGTTATTCACTCTCTTGGTAGGCAAACCTTGGCAGGGGTTTATACACCTGGTCCTTCTTTCCATAGGCTCAATCACCTACTGGCTGACTGGTCTCATCTCTCCCGTAACGGGTATCACAGTTTTCTTTCCCTTTGTTTTCTTTGTCTTGGTTCAAGGTGTTGCCTTTGCTCTTGACTTTAACCCTACTACTGGCTTATCCACGCTCCTCCCTACAATGCTCTCTGCCTTCTTTAGCATTCTAATTCCTGTTGTTGGCCCTACTACTGCTTTGATACCCATGGCTACCGTAGCCATCTTAGGGGCTATCCTCCTAGTGGTTTTCTATGTTGTTAGTTGGCCTGTTGGATTGCTAGAAGCAGCCATTGGTATAGCCGCCATGCTCCCCACCTCCACGGTAGGCATAACTACCATATTTACCGGTGCTATGGCGATCGTGTTGCTTGTCATTTACACTGTTCAATCCCCAACCAACTTTACCGTAGGCTTCCTCACCCCTCTCATAGCAGCTATATCGGGCATGATCCCTGTGGTTGGACAGCCTACACTCATAGCCTCTCTAGGTAGCGGACACACAGTTTGGGCCTTAACAACCCTAGCTAACTACTTCACAACTGTGGTCCCGTTGGCGGTGTTGGTGGGGGGTGGGTTCTTTGTGTTTGTGGCTCTTGTTTCTTTGTTAGAGTTAGCTATTACTACTGCTACACTCGCAGCAGTTTCTTCTGGTATATTATCAGTTTCTGCTTTAGGCGTTGGGGGTGCAGGAGTATCGAATCCCTTATTTGCCATTGCTGGTGCTTCTGCTGTAGGCCCATTAGTTCAGGTGGTTGTTGGAGGTTATTCTCTTGCTTATGTGGGGGTAAATACACCTTTAATAGGAGCCTTCTTAGTAGCAGGCTTCCAAATTGCCATCCTCCTAGCCCTAGCTATCCTCCTCATCGGTGCCATAATTTACTTCCTCATAGCCTTGATTCCATTTGCCTTTGAAATCCCGATGGTGGGTATCGGCAACATCCCAGGTCTCAACACGACCTACAACATATTGACATTCCCATCGGCTACCTCTTTGGCTTTAACGTTGTTCCCAATCTGGTTCTTGCCTATCGTCTTCCCTATAACACGGGTGGCAGCTTCTATCATTTTCGCTACCTCTCAAATTCCTCTTAGTACATTCGCTACGCTAGGTTCAACTGTAGCTAGTCTCTCCTGGTGGCCTACTATGTCCATAACCTCAACGGCCATACTAGCTATTCTAGCCTTGCTCTTGTTCTCCATCTTTGGGGTAACGTCATCGAGCACCGTATCTTTAACCTCTATGTTGGGCAGCCTCACGGCCCCAACTTTGACGCTAACAAGTATCTCTGTGCTAGGAATCCTGTTCTTAAGTTCAATGACCCCGTCTCTTACAACGTCTATCCTTAGCTCTCTATCTACCTTTTCCGCCTCGATCGTTCCCCCGTTGACAACAGTGTTGTCGGCCTTGAGTACAGTACTCCCGACATCCACCATATCTCCAACCCTCTCCCCAACGCTGTCAACGGCATTATTAGCTGCCCTAACGTTTGCTCTGGTAGCTTTGGTTGGTGCTCCAATCATTACCTTCATCCTTCCTTGGCTACTCGAAACCACAATATTCCCGTTGTTCACGACCTCATCCATATTGCCCTCTTTGTCCACCAACCTGTTGACATTGAGTGCCGTAACCCCATCCCTTACCCTTGCTGTTGGTGGCCTCCTAGCCATGACCACCTTACCCATTTTAGCTACAACCACCTTACCCATACTCTTTACTCTGATTCAGCCTACGCTCTTTACGAGCACCTTGGTCTCCCTTGGAACCCCAACTCTACTCCTTACACTCTCTATGGTTACAGTAGGGGTTCCACTACTGACAACCATCCTAGGCGGTCTGTCAACGTTGTCGTCTCTATCTATCCCCTCTTCAACCATACTCTTGACGTTGTCCTCTATACTGTCTACACTCCCAACGCTTATAACGCCCACAATAACAACGTTGTCCTCTCTCATTCCTTCTTTGCTGACTCCAACATCCTTGAGCAGCATGTTGAGCAGTATGCTACCTACTACCCTAACGCCATTATTCACATCCTCCATGCTACCGATTTTCTCTTCCCTGCTACCCACAACCATGCTCCCGCTAACATCGCTAGCCACAACGATGCTAGCCGTACCTCCTACACTCTCTTCGCTGGGGGTACTTATCCCGTTCCTCTCGATGCTCTTCTCCGTAGCTCTTCCCCTCTTGCTCCTTGCAATGGCCTTCTTCTTACTCTTGATGCTCCTCTCCATGGTTGCCAGCAGCCTTGCAGCTACAGCCAAGTATACTCCCGCTCTCCTAGCAGCCCGTGATGCTATGGATTCAGGAGCTGCCCCTGCAATAGCATTGCCACCTCTGGTCGCATCTATGGCCCCCGTAATCCCAGCCATCCTTGGTGGCCTTCTGTCTATCCCGATCTTGGGACAGATAGCTAGCCTTACTATCCCCAAGGAGTTTGGCGGTGTAATGGAAATACCGCCTCTACCTGATAACGCCATTGACCAGTTCTATAGCCAATTAGCCCAGATGCAGAAAAGCGGAGAGCAACAGATCGAACAACAGGAGGAAGCCAGACAGCAAGAGGAAGAATCTCAAAGGCAAGAGGAAAAAGAGCAGATGTCAGGATTCGCAGGCATTTCCGTTCCAGATCAAATTACGGCTATAATAGAAAAGGTTAAGTCCGTAGCCTCTGACTTTGTAGGTGTAGCGGCCCCAGAGAAGTCGGTAACAATAATTAACTCAGGAGAATAAGGAATGCAGAACCCCCAGCTTTTACTGGATCAACCAGTCCCCCAGCAGCTTACAAGGTACTACAACAAAGAAGAACTGCGCCAGTTCCTGGCCGAGCTAGGTTACACCATGTCGGACGATCTCTTCGGTGCGATTTGGGACCTAATGAGCGGTAACGTTTTCACCGTGGACGATATAGCCAACTTCATGTTGATGGTCAACGCAGACAAGTCTAAACCTGTACCAGAGCAGCCTCAACAGCCTACACCTCCGCCACCTCCTCCGGTAGCCCAGCTAGCTCAACCTCTACCAGTGGCTCCACCTTCTTCTATTGCACAGGCTTTGGGCAACATAAGCAACATGGCAAACCAGTCGTTCCGGGCACCACAAGCACCAGCGCCCCAGGTTCCGCAGTTCTCACCGCCTGCTCCTACAATGTCTAACGTATTCAACCAGCCCCAACAGGCTCCACAGACACCGCCATCTTGGGCGCAGCCACCAACACCACCTATAGCCCCAGCACCAACATCTTCATCCCCAGAAGTCCTCAATTTAACCAAGCAGGGGTTGGGCGATGTTTTGAAGCAACAGGGTTGCAACCTAAATGACATGCAGCTCAACGAAGTGTTTGCCTGGGTAGCATCTAGGAGTGGAGCAACATTGGACGAAATCAAGGGGTTTGTAGATGGTAAGTATGCAGCCGTTCAGGGTGCGTCTAGCAGCTCCAACCTACAGGATTCGCTAGCTAAGCTTATGTCTACTCTTCAGAAAAGGAGTTAAGCGTGAGCAGGCTTCCAAACCAGCTTATAATAATGACATACCAAAACAACCCGCCAGAGGGGGCTGTCCTCATGCCCTTTCTAGCCCACCCCTGGGACCCCGTAGAGTCTCAAGCTTGGGGTACCTTGTTGGCTTTTAGGCAGCAGTATCCATTAGGATTCCAACGACAGGAGGATATGCAGCAGGATGCCAATTACAGGGCCGTATTCACGCAAAGAAGAGACCAACTAGGCGGAAAGCCCGGTGGGGTTAGGGACGGGGACGAGAGTTATTACCCCGATCTGAAAGAACAAGGATATTATTATTAAGGAGGGCCAACAATGGCTTACATGCCGCTTACACTCGAAGACCTAGCTATTGCTCTTCGCATGGAAGGACTTAGCGTGCCTTCTGAATTGCTACCCGATATTTGGGCCTATATTAGGGTTAAGGATGGTGTAACCTGGGAGAATGTCCGTGGCTATGCGGAGAGTTTGGTTCGGGGTTAGCCGTGGATGAAGTAATTGATTTTCTAAGGGCAATCATTCTAAGAAGTGATGAATGCCCCAAGAAGTACAATGTGGCTGCGGATGAGATCAAGCTCTCTCACCAGCTAGAAGCTGCCCGTAGGTTAGCCGAGGTTCTAGCTATTACCAAGAGGAGTGAAGGTGGAGAAATTAAGATTTCCTTTGATTTAGGGGTGGATGGTGGCACAGGAGATTCTGAAGATACCATACAAGTTTGTTCCAAGAAGCTATCAGTTACCGGTGTTCAAGAGCAACAAGAAGAGGATGTGCCTGGTATGGCACAGAAGGTCGGGGAAGGATAAAACTTGCCTCAACTATACCATTATGCAGGCTCTAAGAAGGGTTGGGGTTTACTACTATGTGTTACCCACCTACACGCAGGGAAGGAAAATAATCTGGGAAGGCATTGATGGAGGTGGCCTTCCGTTCATGGTGCATTTCCCCAAGTCCCTTGTCAAAACTAAATCCGAAAAAAGCATGAGCTTGCAGCTTGTCAATGGCTCTAGGTTCTCCATCATTGGGTCGGATAACATCGACTTGATCGTGGGGACTAACCCCGTTGGGCTTGTATTCAGCGAATACTCTATCCAAAAACCTATGGTGTGGGACTATATCAGGCCTATCCTAGCTGAGAATGGCGGTTGGAGTATCTTCATTTACACCCCTCGCGGGCAGAACCATGCTTACGACTTATGGAATATGGCTAAGAAAAACGAAGATTGGTACACGTCATTGTTGAGTATAAAGGATACCGGTGTCCTTACCGAAGAAGACATTAACAGGGAACGAGAAGAGGGTATGTCAGAAGAGTTAGTGCAGCAGGAGTATTACTGTTCCTTCTACGGCGCTATGGAAGGTGCTTTCTTCGCTAACCAGATGAAGAAAGTTGAAACAGACAATAGGTTGCTAAGCAAACTTTATGATCCTAACCTGCTGGTTTCTACCGCATGGGATCTAGGGATGTACGACAGCACCGCTATATGGTTCTTCCAGACGGTAGGCAAGGAAATATGGCTTATAGACTATTATGAGGCGGACAGTGAACCCATTACCCATTATTGCAACGTATTGAAAAAGAAGGAAAAGGATTTAGGGTATCAATACGAAAGCCGCCTTAGCAGAGGGGATCAGGTTTGACATTCTAAAGAAGCTGCCATTCCAAGATGGTATCAGTGCGGTACGAACTAACTTTCATAGGCTGTGGTTTGACAAGGAGAAATGCGCCAGGGGTATCGAGGCGCTAAAGGCCTATAGAAGAAAGTACGACCCCATCTTGAGGGAATACTCCCCTCAACCGGTAAAGGATTGGTCTACCCATGCGTCGGATGCTTTACGATATTTGATTATTGGGGTAAGATATAGTGAGGCTCCAAGGGAGATTAGGGTCAACACAAACTTTGAGGTAATGTAATGGCTGGGCTTTTTTCTTCGCCAAAGACACCAAAGGTAACGAATCAAGAACAAGTAATGCAACAGGATGAACAAAGAAGGAGAACCCTCTTAGCCCAAGCTATGGGCGGTACTCTCTTGGGTAGGTCGGCGGGACTTGGTTCCGCCAATAATCGGGCCAATCAGTGGCTTTAACAAAAAAGGAGGCTATCATGCAGCAACCGTTTAACATTCTTGGAGCTATCAATCAGGCTATGAACAAAGTAGGCGGCTCTTTCGCTCCTGGTGGCGGAAAGCCCAACGACCTCGCTGTAATCACGGCCCTCAAGGAAGGCCTAGATGCGGTCATTAAGACCTTTGGGTCTACCCTAGACGACTTTCAGAAGACACCTGGCTTGGCGTCTGCTAGCCCTACCTCTCTTCTGAACGCATCGCTTAGCCTGGTAAGCCCTACGTTCTCACCAACCTTCTCCCCGCTCCTAATCACAACGCAGCTAGCTGCTATCCTTTTGAGCGGCGGGCTTAAATTTGTAACTAAACTTTAGCGTCGTAACCGAAGCCTAACAAGATAGGAACCCCAGCCCACGCGTTGGGGTTCCTCTGTCTTGGATATACAAGTTTGTCTGGTCGCGCAGTTGTTATAGCTAATGGAGGCAACTATGGCTCAGTCTACAAAAGAACAATCTAGTAAGCTCAAGTCGGACATTCTTTCCCGCTCTGGAACATCGTATATCCAGACACAAGATTCTGGTGGGGTATATGCTGTTGCCATTACCAAGGGCGATGCTCAAAGAATAGCCGCCGATCCTGTCTTGGGGCCTGTTGCAAAGTTTTACGATAGAAACGGGAACAAGGTAGGGGTAGGTTCTAGCAGCGTGAACTCCTTCATGGGGTCCATCCTGTCTTCGTTGACAGGGCAGCAGCCTCAAGAAGAATATGTTTATTGGGTAGACGGAAACAGCTACTACTACTACTAAATGAATGACGAAGCCCAGGCACTTATCAAGAGATACCATAAACTCAGGCATGAGGTTGACCTCTGGCTTGACATATGGCAGGATTGTGCAGACTACTCCCTCCCCAACTATGATGTTTCTGTAAGGCGCTCGCCTGGACAGAAGAGAACCCAGAAGCTTTACGATTCTACGGCTGTACATGCAGCCGAACTCTTAGCCGCATCTCTCCAAGCTAACCTTACCTCAATGGCGGCCAGGTGGTTTTCCCTGGTACCCCGGGATCAAGACGCTGTAAAGAGCGTGGCTATAATGTCTTGGCTTGAAGATTGTGCAAACCGTATGTACTCCGCACTCCAGTCCTCCAACTTCGCTACCGAAATTCATGAAGCTTTTACAGAGCTTACCATCTTCGGAACCACCTGTATCCTCTGCGAACAATCCCCCTCCGGGGTGGTTTTCAAAACTTACCCCGTATCCTATTACGCCATAGACGAGAACGAGTATGGTTTGGTAGATACTGTATTCAGGAAGTATAAGTTATCGTCTAGAAATGCCGTGTCCAGGTGGGGGAAGGATGCCCCTGAAAAGATAAGGGATGCGGACCCAGACAAAACATTCGAGTTCCTTCATGCCGTGTATCCGTCCAAAGAGAAGTTAGAGGATGGCAGTCCCTTCTGGGAATCAATTTGGTTGTGCATGGACACCAAAGAACGGGTAGCCAAGGGGCGCTATATGGAAATGCCGTATGCCGTCCCCAGGTGGCTTAAGGCTACAGGCGAACGCTTCGGGCGTAGCCCTACAATGACAGCGCTACCCGATATAAAAACCTTGAACAAGGCAATCGAGCTTGAGCTTAGGGCCTGGGCTAAAGCGATCGACCCCCCATTAATGGTACGGGATGATGGCGTCATAGGTGATGTCAACCTAACCCCTGGTTCTCTTACCGTAGTACGGGACAAGGACACCTTGCTACCCATTGTTGGCGGTACCCAATGGCAGATCACAGAACTAAAGAAGACAGAGATCAGGGAGAATATCAAGAACATCTACTACTATGCCCAGCTTAGTGTTCCCGACGCTCTCCGTCTTTCAGCCACCGAGGTTCACCTTAAATGGCAGATGGTAGAAAGGCTTCTTGGTTCTGTCTTGGGACGTATCCAGGCTGAACTCTTAAGCCCCATTGTGGACCGCATATTTGGCATACTGTATCGTAGCGGGTATTTAGCACCAGCACCCAGTAATACCGCAGGAATACAGCTAGATATTACCTTCGAGTCTCCTATGGCTCAAGCCCAGAGAATGGCACCCCTACAAAACATAGACACCTTTATAGCTGAAATATCCAAGGTAGGCCAACTATCCCCTGGGGTTTTTGATAATGTCAATTTTGATGTTATTATAAGGTCTATGTACCGAATGATGTCGTTGCCGCAAGAAGCATTGAAAGAGGAGGGAGAAGTTGAGTCGATTCGAGCTGATCGAGAGGGAATGCTACAACAGGCTATTCAGCTCCAGTCTGGGGCAGGAGGTAATGCAGGACCTCAAGCACAGGTTCCTGTACCGCCCGGCGTTTGACGAAAACCCCTACAAGATGGCCTTTAGAGAGGGGCAAAGAGATTTAATATTATTCTTGCTTAACATGAGCAGAGAGGTTGAAAGTGGAAGAGACGGCAGAACGACAGAATGAGCAACAGGTTGTTGAAGAAACTAAACCTGTCCAAGAACCAGAGCCTTTAGCTGGCTCCATCCTTGGGCCTAAACCCCAAGCACCGGTAGAAGTACAGGAAAAGCAGGAAGAAAAAAAGGAACCTCCTGTATCGGACTATGAGATCACGATTGAGGGTGAAGACCCCAACATAGTCAAGGAGTACACCCAACTAGCCAAACAGCTTGGGTTGTCCAAGGATCAGGCCGAAAAGATTGTATCTTGGGCCAAGGACAAAGGTGGTGTCAATATCGAGAAGGCTAACGAGATTGGCATAACCACCTTGCAGAGGGAATGGGGGAACCAGTGGCAGCAGAACCTAACCAAAGCTCAAAGGGCATTTACTACCATGCCCCCAGACGTACAAACCTTTATTGATTCTAGCGGCTTGGGGTCTAATCCAGTCATGGTAAAAGCCTTCTACCACATAGCCCAATACCTTACGGAAGATAAGGCAATAGATAGAAGCAACGATCGTTCTTCTGTTGTAGGCGATGCCAAGGCAGAAATAATGCGGGTCCTAAACGATTCCAAACACCCCTACCACAACAAAAAAATGCCAGGCCATCAGGAAGCTGTCGAAGCTATGCAGAGGTGGTATCAACAAATCTATGGAGAATAAACTATGAGCTTTAGGATCACAGAAGCCTTTGTTCAGCAGTACCGGGACAACGTAATCCACCTTAGCCAGCAGAAAGGGAGCAGGCTAAGGGACACAATACGCTCCGAAACTGTAACCGGCAAGAGTTATTACTTCGAGCGCATTGGCCCTACCCAGGCACGCAGGCGTATGGTACGGCATGGTACAATCCAGATCGCCAACACTCCACACACCAGGCGCAGGGTTGATCTTTTTGATTGGGAGTGGGCAGACCTTGTAGACGACCTCGACAAGGTTCGCCTGTTGATCTCACCTGAAAGCGAGTATGCACTCTCCGGTGCCTACGCTATGGGCAGGACTATTGACCAGGTTATTGTAGACTCTCTCATTGGCCCCGCTAGAGCTGGAACAGATGGAGAGGAAATCATCCAGTTCCCCGCCACCCAAATCATTGACGGGCAGGGGGGGCTTACGGTAGAAAAGCTTATCGAAACAAAAGAAAAGCTGGACAAGGCAGAGGTTGACCCAGAAGACCAAAGGTTCTTCCTTATCTCTTCGGTTCAGCTAGGCAACCTACTCCGTAGCCAACAGATTGCTTCGGCGGACTACAATACGGTAAGGGCTTTGGTTGCCGGGGAAGTAGACAGCTTCATGGGCTTCAAGTTTATCCGCACCGAGATCCTACCCGTTTCCGGTAGGGGCGCATTGAAGAAAAGAACCTGCATCGCCTACGCAGAGAATGGTGCTGGTTTAGCGATTGGCAAAGACATCACCACAAAGATTGCCGAGCGTGTAGACCTTGGACATGCTACGCAGATATACCTTACCATGGCTGTAGGAGCCACAAGGATCGAGGACAGCAGGGTTGTGGCTATCCAATGCGAGGAGTAAACAATGGCCTTTGACGTTGCTCTCAACATCTGTAACAACTCCCTCCACCTTGTAGGACATGAAGGTATTGTGTCCATGCAGGAGGATAGTCGTGTAGGCAAGATAGCCAGGTGGTACTACCCCGTAGCCAAGGCTGCCGTACTACGTGCCCACCCGTGGAACTCTGCAATCGTGCGGGAAATGGTTCCTCAAGTAAACTTCGATATGATGCCACCCGAAGAAGCTCTTCTGGGCTTCAAGTTCGTATACCAGCTACCGCCTATCTGCCTTAGAGTTCTGTCGGTAGACGAAAACGTGAAATCATACAACAACATCTGGTGGAAAGTTGAAGGAAGTCGGCTCTACTCGATGGAGCCTATCTCCTACGTGAAATACATTGCCGACATTGACGACATAAAAGACCCCATGCTACAGGAAGCCATTACGATTAAGCTTGCCTCTATGTTGGCCTTCCCCATAACCGGCAACCAGCAGGTTGCACAGTACTTCATGGAGCTTTACGAGATACGCAAACGTGAAGCCCAGACTGTGGACGGACAGGAGGGACGCTCAGAGGTTTGGCAGAACTCTGTCTTGGCCCAGGCTAGGAATGCTTAGGTGTGCCTGGCTTTGCATGGTCTAACTTCGCAGCCGGTGAGCTAGGCCCAACAACCCTTGGGCGTATAGACGCTCAAGGATATTACCAGGGCTGCAAGAGGCTCATCAACTTCATCGTTGATAAGCGAGGGGGCCTCTTCAAAAGACCTGGCACCTTCCTCTTCGACGAGATAGCCGGTACAGGCCCCATCAACCTTGTCCCCTTCACCTTTAACTACGTTGATACCTACATCCTGGTCTTTTACGGCAAGGTAGGTAGCAGGATAGGTGTACTCAGATGGAGAGACGACGGGTCCGCCCCCGAATGGGTTCCCTCTTACCAATCCTACAACTCCCCCATGATTAACCCATTCCCCTACCCCCAAGACATCAAGTATGCACAGTATGTGGATACAATGTATCTTGTCGCAGAGAACGCCCCCATCCAGAAGATCACAGCTAAACAGGGTGATAGTGGGCCTACCTTTGAGATCAAGGAACTCAACATCCTACGCATCATAGGTGGAACTAAGGCCGTAGGTACGGCATCCACGGCAGACTACCGTGTGGACATGGGTGGCGGGTCTGGTGGGGGTGGTTGGGGTTTCTTTGCTCCCGCAGGCCATAGGGCTAAGGGGGGCACCTACGAATACGACAAGGATACCTGGCTATCCCCAACAGATGTAGGGTTTGTAGCCGGAGACTATGTACTGGCTAGGGGAACGCCTAATGAGCGAACCATAACCTTCACGGCCTTAGAAAATGATGAAGGTTGGGGTCAGGGGGTAGGCTACCTCTACATCTTGGAACCAAACTACCTTCCTAGTCCTGAGTACGAAGTCAGAGGTGAAGCTACCTTTAAGCGTAATGATAAAGAATATTCCCTCACAGTACTAGGCTCTATCAGCTCACAAGATACCTACGGAGACGTATGGACCGTTCTTATCACCAACGACCCGGGTGAAGGTAAGAGGCCCCCACAAGAAGGTGCTTCATCCTGGACCTTCGAGCGCACGGTTCTCGATCCTAGTAAGCAAGAGCTTAAGTACCTAGCCTACCCGAGATGCGTAGCCATACACGACCAACGCCTATGGTTTGCAGGAACAAACGAGAGACCTCAATTCCTATGGGGTTCAAGGATAAGGGACTTTGAAGACTTTGAACAACCCATCCTCGAAGAAGGAGAAGAGCTTACAGACGAGGACCCTGTAGAGTTTGCCATAGCTTCCCAGGTTACTAACCCCATCCATTGGCTTATATCCTCAGGCGGTAAGCTCCTTGCCGGTACCCTACAAACCACCTATATTATTGACGGAGACGCAAACAAGGGTATCACCCCTTCTAGTGTCCGTGTTGTTTCAGACACCTCGGTGGGTTCAACATCCCTCCAACCTGTACGCATAGGTAACCTTGTTGTTTGTACCTACAGGTCGGGTACACGCCTACAGGCCATAGGCTACCGCTTCGAGGGAGACGCCTACAACAGCGTTGACCTTAACCTCATGAACCCGGATATTCTCAAGCCTGGGGTGGTTTCGCTAGCATGGCAGGAAGAACCCAACCCCATGATATATTGCATCCTCAAGGATGGGAATTGGGCAACGTGTACCATAGACCTTGAGGCTAGATCAGGCATAGATGGTAAGGCTATGCTGATGGCAGCTTGGGCTAGGCATTATACCGCAGGGGGGAAGGCTAAGGCTACCACATGTATCCCCTTTGCTGGGTTCGAGAACTCTTACGATGTAGTTTGGCTAGCTATACAAAGGAAAGACGCAACATGCCTCGAATGGATTTCATATTCTCATGGCTGTTGGGGACCTGCCGTAACGGATCGTACCTCTATAGTTGACGATCCTACCCTAGACACAGAGGTAATCAACATTGTAAACGGGTTTCCTATCAATTACAGCCCGATAGTTTCGGAGCTATGGGGCGGGAGCAACAAGATCAAGCCCCCACATATATCAGACTGGTATGTATACGTCCCAGAGGTTAGGCAGCAGAATGAAAAGGGAACTACAAAAGCGTATGGCATCCATACTGGTAAAGCTATGGCGCACCTGGGGGTTGGTGGTCAATGGGCAGGAATCCTTTACCCACATGGTTGCAGAGGTAGGACAAACCTCCCCACAGGTACTAGACGGTTTCATCAAAGTTACTAACTTTGGGTGGTCTAAAGCTGGTACAATAGTCCTTGAGCATGACGATCCTTGGCCGTGTCATATACTCCTATTAGGAGGGGAGGTATCCGTAGGTGGAAGTTAAAGTAGTACCGTTTCGTTACGCACACCTGGTCCTCATAAACCTTAGAGGTGTAGACCAGGGGGATTCTAAGAATAGGGATTGGTTAGCTATCAATAGTAACCTAACTGTTACTATGATGGTTGAGGATCAACCTATCACTATAGTGGGGGTTATCAAGGACGCTACTGGATGGGGGTACTTGTGGCTTGTTGGCTCGGAAGATATGGTGAAGTACAAAAAGGGTGTTGTAAAGCACCTAAAGAGCCTCAAGAAAGTTATTGGACTACGGAACGACCTCTGGTGCTTATGTAGGTTTGGCTGGACAGCGGCATCAGACCTACTGTTGCTTCTGGACTTTTCACCTACAACTATAATCTACACTATCAACGATATAAACTATCAGGTCTGGGTATGGGCAAAACATGGAGATGTAGAAAGAAAATTAAGCATCCTAAGAAACAAAGATTTGTCGAACCTAAGAATGACGGAAGCATAAAATGGCAGGAATCGTATCAGGATTATTTGGAGCGCTCGGAACAGCGGGAGCAGCCATTGGATCAGCAGGAGAAGCCATAGGCTCTGCCATTGCAGGAGGAGCGGGGAGCGTAGGTTCTACCATAGGTGCAGTAGCTTCATCCGAAAAGGCCATTCCTATTGGCCTAATGGGACTAGGTGGCGGACAAACCGTCCTATCCCTGGTTGGTACAGCACAAGAAAGGGAAGCCATAGATGAAGCCGGTGTACGCTCCAGAGAACAACTAGCCCGCAGGGTTCAACAACTTAGGGGCGAACAGATAGCCACCTATGCCAGAGCTGGGGTGGTTCCCTCCATAGGTTCCCCCCAAGCAATGGGGGAGGCTACCCAATATGCGTTCAGGGAAGATGTTGAACAACTTGTAGAAGCCGTAACCCAGGCTAGAAGGAACGCTCTTATGAGTGGGCTAGCTGGTGCAGTATCTGGATTAGGTACTGCTGCAATGGGGGCCTACTCCCTGTTCAATAGCCCAGCAGGTAAGTTGGCCGATGTTACAAGCGGAGCAGGTTGGAGCCAGCAGGGGCAACTAGATTTAACATCGCCCTTACTAACAAACCCAGAGTTTGCACGCCCACAAGGGTATTCCCTATTAAACCCCAACATGTTCAAACCTCGCTAGGATAGTCTATGCCTACAGTCCCTCAATACCAACCAGTAAACATATCTATCCCCGCACCTAGAGGAATGTACTCTCTCTCCAGAGCTATAGAAGGTGTAGCTGATATTGGTATGCGTATCTACAGCAACCAACGGGCACAGATGGAGAGGGAACTAGCTGTAGCTAGAGAAGCTAGGGTTACTTCTGAAATGGCTAGGTTCCAGTTGGGGATAGAGACAAGGCTGAACGAGCTTAACAAGAACACAAGTGATCCAGAAGTCTACACTAAGCAGGCCCTTGAGGTTATCCGGCAAGAGAGGAACTTTGCTGAACAGCGGATGCCTAAAGACCCCATAACCAGGATGAGTTTGCAGGCTACATTGGATTCAACGGTAGCCAACAGGTTGATCAAGACCCAGGAAGAGGGAAGAGTCAAGGAGATCCCCTATATCCGAAGCCAGTTCACCCAAGCAGCAGACCACATCACAACATGGGGACTTCAATCGCCTGAGAACATGGAGCCTGCAAGGTTACAGCTAGATGCCCTATGGAATAGTTCTGCAAGCACAGGGATTTATACCCCAGCCCAAGGAGAGGCGCTAAAGAATGGAAGCTATGTGTCCCTAGAGAAGGGGTGGGTTAGCAGGGTAGCAGAGAACAACCCCGACTACTTCTACCAGCAAGACGAGAACACCCTCTACCAGCAGTATCCATACCTAACCCGTACCGATCCTGGGTGGTTAGCTACTCTTAGGGGCAAGATAGAAGACGAAGATTATACAAGGTGGAGCAGGAAGAAGACACAACAAGCCTACAACGAGAACCAGTTAGCAGCGGGAGCATTGCAGAAAATGGTACAGATGTACCAGGAGGGGCAACCCGAAAGTACAGTCAGAGACTGGATGCTAGGCGGGGTATCCAATGGAGAAATCCCACCGGCAGAAACCCCTGGGCTGTGGTCTTTTATGAACTCGCTCTTCTATCAACCACAAGGTGGTAAGTCGGAGGATGCTACAGAGGACATGGTATGGGAAGCTGTGAGGCAATCACAGGAAGGCAATACTCCTATATGGGAATCGGTAAGAAACATTGCCGATTACTTTGGCTTGTCTACCAAGGGGCGGTTAGACCTGCACAAGGGAGCCACCGAGTTCCTTGGGGTAGTTACAAGAATGCCGGAGAAGGGGCAGATCCTAAGCATCTTTCAAAACGAGCTTAACAAAAGAAGTGATGGCATGGGTGGTTTTACGGAGAGAGACCTAATGAACCCAGATCAATTCGCGATTAGAACTAGCTTATCCCCAGAAGATACAGACAGGTTGATAGATACCATAGACTCATGGATAGGTAGGGATGTCAGCAAGCTTGGTGCTCTTAGGATGGGGCTTAGTGGTGCACAGGGGCCATCGAGGATCGTGTTAGATGCTAACGGGAATATGGACTTAGCCAAGACTACGGAAAGGATAAGAGAAGATATCAACCAGGTTTTTAACAGGCCACCCCTAACATCTAGGGGGCCCTTAGAACAGGCAGAGAACAGACAATCTTTGTCTAAATATCTTACATACCCTGCACCACAACCAGGCGAACCAAGTGGCCGGCCTACAGAAAGAGAACGTTTACTGTCAGACTATACAGACCAAATCATGCAAGGGCTAACAAGTGGCGATTGATTTTACCTACTACTCCCAAGACGGAGATGACTACGGCCAGGAGATTATAAGACAGCGCATAGAAGGCATGAGGCAGGAGCAGGAGGAGGCCAACAGGGAGCGAGGGGTTACGGGTGGTGTAACATCCCAGTTCGTAGCCAACCTCCTATCACCCATAGGCAACACCATTGACGCCTTTGGTAACTTCATAGAGTTTCTACCCTTCACACCAGAAGGTATGTTCAAAGATTTCCCTCAACCTAAGAACCCAGAGGGTGTTGCACAGACTGTTGCAGCACTAACGGGTAGGATCATGGGCGAGACAGCCCTGTTCCTTGGGCTTAGTGCAGCTACTGGTGGTGTTGGCGGTTTGTTGGGTGGGGTAGCTAAGGGGGTTGGTGCAGCCGCAAAGGGTAGCAGGATAGCGGAGATTGCTAGGGGTAGCAAGTTGTTGAACGAGACCAGACAGGCTATCACAACAGCCGGTAACATTGACGAAGCACTAGCCTTGACCAAGAATGTCAATACGCTATACGACGCTATTAAGGCAGGGCCTGCGGTTATTGGTGCAACAAAAGCTGTAGGCCGTATGGGGGTTATGCGTAACCTAACTGACAACATGGTACGGTCATTGGCTACGACCACACCTACAAGGGCTTTGGTAGGGTTCTTTGGGAGACACCCAGACGACCCTATGTTGGTGGAGTATGCGTACAACAACCTACCCCAACCCATAAGAAACCCATTCTTTGATTATGTTGCGGACAAGATAGGAGACAGCGAGTTCCTTTCAAGGTTAGCACAGGCAGGAGAAGAGGCTGGGCTTGGTATGGTGGCCGATGCAGTGTGGGCTTCGGGCAGGATGATCAAGGCCAGCAGGAGACTGAACACCGTAGCCCAACAACTAGAAGGGTACAAGCCATCTACCGGTGATATATGGGAAGTTGCGGCAGCAACGGCATCCAAGAACCAGGCGTTGAACATACCCAACCCTCTTGTAGAACATTGGGATTCACCCTTGACACCAGAAGGTAAAAGAAAGGTAGCAGAACTAGCAAGTATAGCGGTCAACAATCCTCTGGACTGGTTTGAAAGTCCGGCTATAAGAGTACAGAAGTTCATGGCGGCTGTAGACCCCATCTTGCACAAGGAACTCCCCTTGGTGAGCAAGGTAATCAGTGACAAAGATACTGGCAGGTTGATAAGGAAGCTCTCCTTCGACCTCAACGACACCACCTTCCTAGAGAACTACAAGAAGGGTGCACCCCTTACTCATGAACAGTACAGAGCTTTACAGGCGTACAACGAGACATTAGAGCTTACTAAGATACTAGGTAAGTCTAGCGCACAAAGGTTCTTGACTGGTATGGGGTACGATCAAACCCCGACCAGCCTCACCGCTGGGACAGCATTGTCCCCATTGGGGGCCTTATCGGAAAAGCAGTTCAAAGATACCATGCAAGTGTTGTCCTATCTTACAAGAGACGTCAGGGCTAGAACCGAGAGGATAGTCCTTGCTGGTAGGGCTACGGCAGGCAGGACCCTACGATCAGCGAGGAGGGATGTGAGGCTAAGGGACCAACAGAATCTACGCCTGAACTTTGCCGGTATGCCCATCGAAGACGTTGCTAGGTATATAGCCATGGGGAAAAACGATATGGTTCTTCCCATTATGGAGCGCGCAACACAACCAGGGATGAAGGACTTCTTACAGTACTTTTTTATCCATGGGCTAATGAGTACGGTACCTTCTGTGGCTTCGGACTGGATTTCAACGGTAGGTCATTTCGCAAAGACCACCCTAGACGAGTCGGTAGTATCCGCTATGAAGTGGATGGGGAAGGGTGAGCTAGACGCTATCCCTGTAAGGGCTAGCTTAAGGGCATTCCAGGAGACAGTACACGACCCCTTCACTACCATTAGAAGGATGTCGGGCCAGGTACCTCAAGCCTTCGCCAAGAGGAACCCATTGAGAGAAGGGTACCTAACAGGCAGGGACTTCCTAGAGAGCGGCTTCATGGACAGGATGCCATCGCCGTTGAAGTTAGGGTTGCGTCCTGTAATCAGGTTCTACGATTGGCTCAACGACCAGAGGCCGGATGAGTTGTTCAAGGCTATAGGAATAAAGAAGGTGTTCTTGGAGAAAGCCTACAAGGAAGGCATGGAGCAGGGGCTGAAGGGGGATGCACTAGAGAACTTTACCCGGAGGATGATGGCTAACCCTAGTGAGAGTTGGATACCCGATGCCAAGAAGTGGGGGGAGTTCCTTTCCTTCTCTGGAGAGCCTACAGGATGGGCGGCTACGATGACAGGGGTTGTGCATAAGTGGCCTTTGCTACGAACCATCATGCCATTTGTCAACATTGTACAGAAGATCAACAATGCTACGATTGGATCATTGCCTGTCATTGGGATGATGAACAAACAAACTAGGGTGGACTGGGCGGCAGGTGGGACCAGGAGGGCTATGGTTGCAGCCAAGATGGGGACTGCTGGGTTGGTTATGTCAGCAGCGTGGAATCTGATGGACCAGGGACTGGTTACAGGATACGGGCCGGAGAACCCCACGCAGAGGGCACAGTGGCTTATGGAGAAAGAACCGTATGCCATTAGGATCGGAGACCGTTGGGTTAGCTATGCCCGCGTTGAACCCTTCGCTTCATGGTTGGCTATAGTGGCTGACATTGGGGAGACACTAAGGGAGACAGACCAGAGGACAGCCGATACCTTGACCTCCCTAGGGGTGCACGTGCTGCTAAATAATATCAAAAGAAGAACTGCGCTACAGAACGTAGCCAGTTTGATGCAGGTTTTTGAAAGCCCGGATAGGGCGGTTGAACTTCTTGGTACATGGGCCTCGTCTGCCGTTATGCCTCCTGCCATTAGGCCAGTTACTAGGTTGATTGATCCACACTATAAGGATGCTAGCGGTTTCTTGCAACAGATCATAGCCAACACACCAGGGTTGTCCAGAACCATACCGCCAATGAGGGACATGTTTGGTAACCCAGTGTTGAGGGATGAGAGTTGGTGGAAGGTACCCAATGCGTTGTTTATGCCCACCCCTGTATCCCCGGTTAGACAGGACCCGGTGCTCGATGAGTTGAACAGGTTGAAGATATACCAGGGTAGGATAGCCGATGCTATAGGGGGACCGGAAGAACCGGCTATCATTACCAGGGGGGATGTGGATTATGGGTACCAGCTTAACCAGGAAGAGAAACAGCAGATGTTTGACTACATCCAGAAAGGCGATCGTGGGTATCCTGGGTTGTATAGCTCCTTGAAGAACTATATGGATACGCCCGGGTACAAAGACCTGGCAGATGAGACAAGGGAGAAGGGGATCAAGAGAGTTATAAGGGCGGTCAGAGCACATGCAAGAGACTATGTGCTTAGGAATACAAACTCCATGGACACCCTACCTGAATCGAGAAGGGCATTGAATGAGATGGCAACACCTGTACGTATAGGGGGCATGTGATGAAGATGATAGCTAAGAGGGGAGCAGCCTATCCTGTTCCGTTTGATAACTTCTTTGAGCTTGAGGTTTTGGTGGACGACAAGCCTGTGAAGTTCAGGGTGGAAGATCGGTGCGTGGTGTTGCTAGATGAGGTGCAGGATGGACAGCATGTAGAGATCAAGAGGAAAACCAAGCTCAAGATGCTAGACCCTGGCTGTACCAGGGAGCAGAATGTTGAGGCTATTAACAGGGTTGTATGTGTGTTAGAGGACTTGATTCAAACCGCTAATAAGAAGGATGACCTATTAACGGATATACCCAGATATGTTAATAGGGTGCTATCAGAGCACATGACATCCGTACACCTCACCATGGATGAGATAGACCAAAGAGTAGTGGGAAACATACAGAGCTTTGGGGGTACGATGAGAGATGTTATCGGTAGGCTTAGCAAGCTGGAAGACTTGAGGGAAGAGGACATGGTTCTTAGATCACAGCTCCTTGTTATAGAAAAACAGGTGCATGAATTGCGAAAGGAGTGTAACAAAACAGGAGACCTATTCAATGCGCAAGAAAATATTACCCACAATATTAAGGGGCTTGAGCAGCGGTGTGCGGAGATTGCTAGGAGGCAGGAAGAGCGAGCCAGGAAGGAGAGAGAGGGCCGCAGCAGCAGGCACGAAACCATCGACCAGATCCTCGGAGCCATCATTAGGTACAAACAAAGCGAGACGGAAGAGTAGCGTGTTACCTATCATTGGCCCGGCATTGGATGTTTTCAACACCCTGCTAGACAAGTTTGTTACCGATAAGACCACCAAACACCAGCTAAGCGAGCAGTACAAACAGCTTCTGATACAGCAGGCCATGGAGTTGTCGGAACAGAAGCATGAAGAGGCGGTGGTAGAGGATACCAAGGAAAAGGACATGTACCTGGGGGATATATCTGTAGTAGGGGAGGTGGCTAGAGCACAGGCTCAGACCATTACTGCGGAGGCTAAGTCAGAGCATTGGTTAGCGGCTACATGGAGGCCGTTGACCATGACTATGTTGGTGGGGATTGTGGCTAATGACTACCTGGTAGGTCCATACCTGCATTCATGGTTTGGGTGGGATGTGGTAGTACAGTTGCCGGAAAGATTTTTTGATTTACTTGAGATTGGGTTAGGAGGATATATCGGGGGACGCACCATCGAGAAGATATTCAAGACAATTAGGAGGAGCTAGTGAATGAGCTTGAAATATTTGGAGCGATAGGGAGCCTCCTCGGGGGGATGATGTTGGTGGTGTGGAAGAACATCCGCTCTATGAGAGTGGGTGTGCTGGATGGGATGCAGAAGGAGATGGTGAGGCACGGCAAGAAACTAGAGGAGCACCTGATATGGCACATAGAACAGGCTGTCCAGCAGAAGAGGAGTATAGATGAGATTAGGGAACTCATTGGGAATATCAAGAATGGGAATAAAGGTAAAAAGGAAACTCCTTCTCTTTAAGGACTTCGTTGAACTATCCCTAATTGTCGCCTGGTTCATGGCCGTTGCTGGGTGGGGGTGGAGAGCTTGTGCCCCGGAGTATAAACCCAGGGTAAGGCGGGTATGGATATACAAACCACCAAGGATGGAGGCAGGATGCTATGATTGTGGACCAAGTGTTAAGGGTGGAGAGGATGTCGGAGATGGAGCTGGGGTATTTTCACAAGAGACTATTGAAGTTGAAGGGGATGTTGGGGGACAGAAAGAAAGAAGAATTAGAATGGGAGATCGTGTTGCTGGAGGCAGAGGATAGGTGGAGGAAGAGGGGGAAGGAGTATGTGGAGCATAAATGAGATACAAGGTTGTTTGTGGGTCACGGGATAGGGGATGATGCACCAGAAACCACAGCAGGATGAAGACCCCTACGAACAGTTTGCCTTGGACCTGTTAGCTTCATGGCCTTGGTTCTGTATGTTGATAAGCAGGGCGAGGGCCTATGAGAATCAAGATGTGGAAAATCCTATTAGCGATTGGGATTAGTGTAAGCTTGTGGGTGTACGTCAAGAGGCCCAAGGTTAATGGTATACTTTGGGCTAGCGTGGATGTGTGTGGGGATAAATGGATAGGGTGAAGAAGGCTAGTGCGTGGGTCTGGTTCAAACTCATAGACTCCAACAAGGTTAGCCTGTGGAGCGTGGACGAGAAGGACTGGTATCTCTATGATAACGGGTGTTGGTACTTGGCGGAGGGGGATAAGCTGGAACTAGTGGGGCAGATCCCTGAAGAGCTAGGTTTGTTACTCTCTGGAGACCCAATGTGCCCCTATGGGGCACGGAGAAGCCCGTCAGTGAGCAATGCGGGTTGAACATATAGGTTACTATTCAGAGAGTTAATGTTGGGGCCTTGTAGGGCAAGTTTGGAGCGGTAGTTTTGCTATCAATAATCGTAACAAGGGGTAGGCAATGGTAGGTAAGCCAGGGAAGAAGGAAGAGAAGAGTGTATATTTATTAGCAGACCCAAATTTGAGTGAGGCCACATTGTTAAGGGAGTTCATAAATGAAGCGTTGGAGCCGATAAATTTATGGGTAACGTCCATACGTAATAAGTTTGACGTCTCGCTTTTGCAACCAGGAGATGTTGTGATTGGTAACATTAAAGACATCGAAACTATTTCTGCCATCTGCGCAAAGGGGGGTGAATATTGGCATCTAAAAGTTGCAGACTTAACCACAGGCACGGTCGATATTCGGAGCTATGATGTGGAAGAAATAAATAGTTTCTTCGCTTTTGGCTCATCGAGCGTAGAGAATATTTGAATGGTGTACTTGTAGGGCAAGATATGAGGGGGTATTTTTTTGTGCTGGTACTACATCGGAGGATTGACTGAAGTGTGGGATTACATAGATTGGAAGGAGAACCGTTTGACCACCTGCCCAGAGTGCGGGGGGTATATTGTTAGGCAGGAGGGGTGCATGGTGTGTCCTTGCTGTGGGTGGAGTGCATGTTAGAGAAAAAGAAGGGGGCCGGGAAGCCCCCTATCTTAAGAACAACGGCGTCTGACTTCTAGCATTTCTGGGGGGTTTGGGATACTCAACCGCCAATGTTCCCCTTTAACATCCATCGACTCTTCCTCCTTTTCTGCTTCTAGCCTTTGATCAACAAAGGACAGGAAAGCTTCGGCGTCATCGTCGAGGGCAAGGGCTACAAAGAGCTTCTTCATGAAGGTTCCATCTTTTAGTATAGCCTCGGTATAATAAACATCCACTGCTACTTCTCGTTTAGCGTCCTCAACGTCTTTGTGTATCACGCTTATAATTCCCTATGCTTAGTTACTCATAACGATTGGGAAAGAAGGGGGCCGAAGCCCCCCAGGTTATGCCGAGTTGCTAAGTAGGTTACGTTCTTTTTCTTCCTCCCTTAAGTTTCGTACATGGTTCAGGTAGGGCTTTAGACTTTCAGAAAGCTTAGACCACCCGGCGCCTAAGACTACAAGAGGGAAAGATGAGACGATCAGGTCCATCCTGAAGGTGCCGTAGGATGGAAGGTAAAAGATGCTGGTGTACTCCACGTGCTTTGTGATGAGTGAGAATAGGGCGTAGTTTATGGCCCCTATAAACTGGGTATCGTCGTCTCGTAGGGTGAAGAGGCGTACAGTAGGGGCGTCTACAGGGGGTACATAGACAAAGCTGGACGGGACCACCTCTACAGTTTTACTCAAACCAAAGCGGCGAAGGACCTCCTTGTAATCGAAGGTTACTTCCTCTAGTTGTTTCGGGTCGTAGAGGATCAGCTTTGAGGGGATCATCCATAGACCATTCGATAGGTATGGGTTGGCGTACATCGTTTTCTGGGCGTGGGGGGTGAGGGTGAGAAGGTTCTTGAGTAGGATTCTTCGCCTTCTAAGCATGGGTTGCGTCTCCTTTTTTGAGTGGTTGTTGTGCTTCTTTGCTGGCCTGTCTGCGTTACATTTCCCACCTTATTTCTTTAAGGTAGTCCTTGGCGGAGCTTAGATCGTAGGGCATGAGAATAACGGGTACAAATCCATCGGGAGACGGAACCTCTTCAATCGGCAATGGGCAATCGAAAGCTAGCCATCGCTGCTTGTGGAAGTAGTAAACGCTATCCGGCTGAAGGTTGTCCATAACTGTTTGGCAAAAGGCATCGCTGGCGCCGCAGATTATGTGGTTGTAGTGGTCAGCCCAAAGTCTGATGTAATCCCCCGACCTGTGGAGGATAAGGTCGGAGGGGTTGATCTTAACCTTTGAATTATCTAGGGCCTTATACGCCTCTAGCAGGGGTTTGTAGGGGAACTCTCGTGCCTCCACCTCGTGGGGGTAGTATAAGGCCAGACAAGACGGGAGTATCCATGTTCCATTCGACAGGTAGGGGCCGTTGATCCATACCTGCTTATTAGAGAAGCCCTTGGTTAACTTGTTGAGCTTTACGGGTTTCATGGGTAGACTCCTTTCTATTTAATGATTGACGAAAACAAGAGCGCTAGTTTTGCCTTGGCCCTATCTTTCCACGTGAGCCAAGGGGCGAGGGGAAGGCGTACATAGTAGTCTTTCAGGTCCTTCTTTTTCATAGCGTCTTCTCCTTCGTTGTTCCTTCTCCTGCTATCAGCTCACCTATTACGGCACGGTAAATAATGGATACCTCCCCCCACCGGAGGGGGGAAGCGAAGCATTGGTTCAAGCTTTTGATATCCTCCTTGATTTCAGCGGGTTGTAGGCCAGAATGGTGCAGCCTGATAATGTGAGAAACAATAGCGCCTTGTTGAAGGATGGGGGCTAGCTTGGGCATAGGTCATCTCCTGTAGGTACTTCGTACTGCCAGTAGGCCCACTTATAATCTTCATCGGGGTGAATTTGGTCAATGATCGTCTTGTTAAAAGCCTTCCCGATTTTGATAGCCATCCACCTTTGGATGTCGGAGTTCTGGAAGGGGTCTCCAAAGGCGCCGGCGTATAGATCAAACATGGCCCTGCGGGGGATCCTTATAGCCGGGTAGCTTCCGCCATTATAGGGGACTTGGTAAACTGTTTCGCTTGATAGGCTGATGATGTTGTCCACCATGGCATCGACAGCCTTGTAGCGCTCGAAAAACTCTCGATTCTTTTTACTCCACTTCATAACTGGTACTCCTACATGTTGCGAACAATAAAGACACGGCCTTTGGATGCCACTACGTCAACGATGTCCTTGTCTACTAGCTGTTTAACTATTTCATCCTCGGTTAGCTCGGCTAGTTCTTCTTCGTCTAGGTGTAGCTGGTCTCCAAACTCATTAACTAGCTCATCCTTATCGTACTCGGAGAAGTCACAACATATGGCGCAGGTGTCAAGCTCGATTTGGTCGCCAGTTTCGTCTTCTAGTTCTTCTAGATAGTCAAACAAAAGCCGGAGACCATCGTAAGAAAAGTTGTCTGCGTACTGTCCGCCCCTGAAGGCATCCGTGAAGGTGCTGAAGTTGACTGTCTTAATCACGGCTTGGCTCCTTTTGTTTTGTTGTTAGCCTACATCGAGTGTACATCGTTCGTTCTAGCGCGCAAGAGAAAAGAAAGAAAAGAAGAAAAAGAAAAAGAGAAAGAGAAGAGAGAGAGAGGGGGGGCGGGGGCCAGTAGCTAACGATTCGCCCGTTAGCGGGTCGTACCATATAGCAAGCCCTTCGTCGGCAATCGAAACGTTAAACCGCTCAAGGATATAAGCTTTTGAACCAGGTTCGCCAGCTAACCGACGCTCAAGTGCTGCTATCGTAGGCTTGCCGGTAAAAGGTGTAGGCTCGCCTTGTCCATTGACAATGATTACGGGTTTACCCTGCCTCATGAGTAGGCCCGCCCAAAAACATCCCTTCTCGCCGATCCTTGCATTTGCATTTGCCATAGCTTCTTGCTCCCTTTGTTGATCGTCTATGATGCAAGTGTAACTCATTGATAGGATGTTGTCAAGTGTCCCTACGCTACCTGCAATAAGATGTGGTCGCCATCCTGCAATAGGGGGGTAAAAAGGCCATCGTCTTCACAGGAAGCGCGGAAGCGCTCGAAGGATGCATCATTTAGAAGAGAGAGGTCTTGCACGAGGTACTCGCTGGCCAGAAAACGAGGGTCCATTAAAGAAGTGTCGACGGCTAAAAAGTTGCGGCCATCAAAGCTGGTGGTGCCAGATAGGTAGTCGTAGAGTAGTTTTGTTCCGGTCTGATTAAAGCCAGCTTTGGCGGCGATCTTTTTAAAGGCTGCGAAGGTTGGGGTTGGGTGTTCAGTTTTCCAGGGCATGGTGGCCTCCCTTTTGTTGGTGGGGGTGGTTTTTTTCGTCCTATAGTGCAAGTGTAACACTTCTAATCCAAATGTCAAGCGGTACTAGGGGTCGTTCAACATATTGAACAGCACTTTTTAAATGGCGTTGGGGTTGGGGTTGTACGGCTTTGGGGGGCACTATTAGAAGGGGGCCAGCGGAGGTGCCCGGGGCCCACTATTGAATAAAGAGGGGCTACTGTTAAGAGGGTAGTCCGGGGGGGGCAGATGATGATATAATGGTAAGGCAAGTAGGAAGTTGGCATAGGCGCATCCTCATAGTATTTAGATGTAGTAAGTCTGCTTGCATTGTCGCTATCCCGTCCAACCTTTCTGTCTCTTCTTTGTCCTCTTAAGGCTTCAACCTCGATAATGCGTATAAGTTCCATTATGTAAACTAGGCCTAGGAATGGCGTCAGAATAGGCTTTTCTACAGGCTGTAGAAGGTAATACAAAGTAATACTTAAGCGCGAGTAAACCAACACGGGCGTATACATAACGTGCGTGTATACGGGACGAATAAGGGAGACATAGGGGGGGTACGTCTGCCACGTATAATTGGGACTCTGTGGATCAAGTGCCTACCTACTTATGACTTATGGATAGAACAAACCCATTCATTGGAGTATACAGACCCCCACCAACCTACCCTCGCCCCTCACCGTGTGAAGTTGTGAATTCATCCATGAAGGTGTTTGTGACACAAGCGTTCCTCCGTAAACCAGCATGGGAGTAGGGAAAAGGCTCCTTGTGAACCCTGTGAATGTATATTATTAAAAAAAAAAAAAAAAAAAAAAA